ATGCCCAAAATTGCCAAGCAACTTTCCGAGCGCGCAGTGGCCGCCATCCGCACCGATGGCCGCCATGCAGTAGGAGGCGTGCCCGGCCTTCACCTTCGCGTCAAGGGCGTGGCGCGTGGCTGGGTGCTGCGCATCAAGGTGGGCGAAGCACGGCGCGATATGGGCCTGGGCAGCTATCCCGCCGTGGGCCTGGCCGAAGCACGCGACAAGGCCCGCGCCGTTCACGATTCCCTGCGCCGTGGCGAAGTACCTGCTACTCCAGCAGCAACCCGCCAAGCCACCATTGCAGTGGCCGCCATGTCGTTTGAGCAGTGCGCCCGCGCCTTCATGCGCGACAAGGCCAGCGAGTGGAAGAACTTCAAGCATCGCCAGCAGTGGGAGAACACCCTGGCGCAGTACGCCTTCCCACTGATCGGCGCCATGCCTGTGGCCGCAATCGACCTGCCGCACGTCCTGGCCTGCCTGGAACCCATCTGGCGCGACAAGACCGAGACCGCTTCACGCCTGCGCGGCAGGATCGAAACCGTGCTGGACTGGGCCACCGTGCGCAAGTACCGCCAGGGCGAGAACCCAGCGCGCTGGAAAGGCCACCTGGACAAGCTACTGCCCGCGCCCACGAAGGTGGCAAAGACCGTTCATCACCGCGCCCTGCCCATTGACGCCATGCCGGCGTTCATGCGGGCGCTGCACAAGCGCCACGGCATATCCGCCCGCGCGCTGGAGTTCGTGATCTACACCGCCGCCCGCTCAGGCGAGGTGCGCGGCGCGAGCTGGGACGAAATCGACCTGAAGGCGGGGCTGTGGACTGTGCCGGCTGATCGCATGAAGGCAGGCAAGGAACACCGAGTTCCCCTGTCTGCTGCCGCCATCAAGCTGCTGAAGAAAACGCCGCGCCTGGAAGGGTGCGAGCTGATCTTCCCCGGCACCAAGGGCCAGCCGCTATCCGATATGAGCCTGGCCGCTGTCCTGCGGCGCATGGACGTTGATGCGGTGCCCCATGGTTTCCGCTCGACATTCCGGGACTGGGCAGGCGACCGCAGCCACTACCCGCGCGAGCTGATCGAGGCCGCGCTGGCGCACACGCTGGAAAGCAAAGTGGAGGCCGCCTATCGGCGCGGCGATGCGCTGGAGAAGCGGCGCGAGCTGATGGAAGCGTGGGCGCAGTTTTGCGCTGGCGCGTGAGAGGACACCAACATGCACTGCAACGATGTCTCTATGAGTTCGCCCGCGAAGCGGCCACTACAAGCTGTACTACTTCCACGACCACAACATGCAGAGCAAAGTAAGACTTTGTATCCCTTTTCTCCTGGCCTAAAGGGAGGAAAGCTGTCCAAGACCGTCCAAAGCCGTCATGTACTGACCTGCACAGAGCAAAAAGGGCGATCGTTGGCGCCTTCTTCTCACAGTGAAGCGCTTCTGCCCAAGACCGGGTGGTGTACAAACCGCATGTCTTGTTGGATGTGAAAACGTCCAATAAGGCGAACCCCGCCAAGCCGCGCCAACGGCAAGGGGGGTTCTAGTGCATCGGAGACCGATGCGGGTGCTTAGATTTCAGGCCAAGCGTCCCATCGTACCGCAAGCGGTATAGACCATGTAACTGGGTTTACTTCCAGCATGGTCGAACTGTTTGCTGGCTCCGGCGCGTTCTTCTTTTGAACCGTTGAGAACCGATATGAGTACGACATCCTCAGCAACCGACGAAACCCTGCTGCGCCTGCCGCAAGTGCTGGCGCGCTTTCCCGTGAGCCGTAGTGGCTGGTACCAAGGCGTCAAAGCCGGCAAGTACCCCCAGCCCGTCCGCATCGGAGAGCGTGCTGTCGCCTGGAAGGCCAGCGACATCCGCCGCCTCGTTCAAGCCGCCAGCGCTTGAAGGGAGGACGGCATGAGCAACAACGCCAACCGTGGCGGGTTCGACCGTACCCGCCTGCCTGATCCCCTGACCTACTACGAGGGCCAGGGCTTGGACTTCAAAGAGCGGCGCGGCAAGTGGCGCACCAGCCGCTGCGATTTCCACGGCGGCAGCGACAGCCTGCGCATCAACACCACCAGCGGCTCGTTCGTGTGCATGGCTGGCTGCGGCGCCCGTGGTGGCGACGTGTTGGCCTTTCACATGGCCACGCATGGCCTGGACTTCATCGAAGCCGCCAAGGCCCTGGGAGCCTGGACGGATGACGGACGCACCGCGTCCACGCGCCCCACGCCGCTGCCTGCCCGCGATGCGCTGGCGGTGCTGGCGGCCGAAGCCAACCTGGTGGCAGTAGCCGCTGCCAACGTCGCGCACGGCGTGCTGCTGACGCGGGTGGACTTGGACCGACTGCTGACGGCAGCCGCGCGCATCAACGTGGTTGCGGAGGTGATCGCATGAACGCCGTAATCGACATGAGCCGCGCGAATGCCCGCGTGGATGCGCTGGTGGACAAGCAAGCGAGCTGGCCAGACCCCGCGCCCATCGTGAGCGACCTTCCCCCCGCCCCGCCGTTCGACGCGCACGCGCTGCTGCCCGGCGCGCTGGCCGAGTTCGTCCTGGACGAAGCCGACCGCATGTGCGCCGCGCCTGACTATGTGGCCGCCACGCTGATCGTGTCCCTGGGTGCGGTGATCGGCACCAAGTGCGCCATCAAGCCCAAGCGCCGGGATGACTGGATCGTGACGCCCAATCTCTACGGCGGCGTAGTGGGCGACCCCAGCGCGAAGAAGTCCCCGACCATCGGCACGGTGATGCGCTTCATGGATCGGCTGGAGGCCAAGGAAATGGAGGACTTGGAAGAGCGCCGCAACACCTACGAAGCCGAGCTGGCCGCCTTTGAAGCCCATGAAGCTGCCATCAAGGCGACGATGAAGAAGGCTGCATCCGGCAAGCCCGATCGGGACAAGATGCTGGCCGCGCAAAACGACCTGGCCGGCCTGGAGAAGCCCGAAGAACCGCGCCCGCGCCGGTTCAAGTCCAACGACGCCACTGTCGAAAAACTGGGTGACATCCTGAGCCACAACCAGCACGGCCTGCTGGTGTTCCGCGACGAGCTGATGGGCCTGCTGGCGAGCTGGGAGAAGGACGGGCGCGAGGGCGACAAGGCGTTCTATCTGGAGGGCTGGAACGGCACCGGCAGTTTCAGCATCGACCGCATTGGGCGCGGCAGCCAGTTCATCAAGACGCTGTGCCTGTCCGTGTTCGGTGGCATCCAGCCTGACCTGTTGGAGCGCTACCTGGGCAGCATCGTCAACGGCATGGACAACGATGGCCGCATCCAGCGGTTTCAAGTCCTGGTGTACCCCGATCAACCCGCGTGGGAGTGGCGCGACCGCTATCCCGTCAAGGGCGCGCGTGAGGCGGTGCGCGACCTGTTCGACCGTCTGGCCAGCTTTGATCCGGCGATGGATGGCGCAGCACCCGCTGACGACTTCGTGAAGCTGGCGCACTACACGTTCGACGACGCGGCGCAGGAGCTGTTCATCGAGTGGGACACCGAGCTGAACCGCCAGCGCATCCCGAACGAAGGCAACCCCATGTTGCGCCAGCACTTGGCCAAGTTCGAGAAGCTGTTCTGCGCCATCGCGCTGATCCTGCACTTGGCAGAAGGCCGCATCGGCGCCGTGACCGTGGAAAGCGCGCTGCGCGCCGCCGCATGGTGCGAGTACCTGGAGGGGCACGCGCGCCGCGTCTATGGCTTGGTGGAGGCGGCCCGCATCAACACCGCCAAGATGCTGTCGCGCCGCCTGAGCGAGGGCAAGCTGGCGCAGGGGTTCACCGCGCGCGACGTGTGGAAAAAAGGCTGGTCTGGCATCAAGAGCACGGCCGACGCGGAGGCGGCGCTGGCCATCTTGGAGGAAGCCGGCTGGATCGTCGGCCTGGATGACACCCCGCCCGAGGGCGGCCGGCCGACCATGCGCTACTACGTCAACCCGAAAGCGAGGGCCGCGCGGTGATCTCATGGGCCGACAAAGCGAAAGCGCATTTTTCACAAACGCGCCAGGAGCAGGCCCCCAAAACCCCCGAAAGGGGGGTTATGGGGGTTATGGGGGTGCGCTCCCAGCGCAAACATGAAAAACACGCCGCCAACGATGCCGACGAAGCCGCGCTGCTGGAGGCGCTGCTGACCGAAGCCGAGCTGGCCTGCGACTACTGGCAAGACGGCCCGGCTGCACGCCAGCAAATGCGCGAGGACATCCTGGCCGCAGCGAAACACCAGTGGCGCGACCTGCTGGAGTATTTCCGCGCGCAGTACCGGCAGCGCTGACATCACCACCGACCCGCCACCGAGCGGGTTTTTTTACGCCTGGGCTTGCTTCGTCATTTCATATTGTGGTAGTAGAATTGCACATTGTGAAATCAACCCGCCCGGCGTTTGCAGGGCACCTTTCCTGAAAGTGACCCATATGCAACTGCACGAAATCCGCGAGCGCCGCGCCGCCAAAGTGACCGAAGCCCGCAGCCTGCTGGCCAGCGACAAGCTGACCCCTGAGCAGCAGGCCGCCTTCGACAAGCTGAAGGGCGAAATCACCAGCCTAGAAGCCGACGAAGCCCGCGCGCAATTCCTGGAGGACGCCGAGCGCCGCAGCGCCGGCCCGCTGGACAAGGGCACGCGCGAGCTGCACGGCCAGGTCAGTCTGGTGGAGGCGATCCGCTGCCAGGTGGAAGGCCGCGCCGCAACTGGCGCCGTAGCCGAGTACTCGCGCGAGGTGGAGCAGCGCACCGGCACGAAGGGCATCTACGTGCCCCTGTCGGCATTCGAGACCCGCGCGCAGACCACCACCAGCGCCGCCAACATCGTGGCCGACGACTTCCGCCCGGACCTGTTCGTCGGCCCGCTGCGCAACAGCTTGGTGATGCGCCGCCTGGGCGCCCGCGTGCTGACCGGCCTTCGCGGCGACGTGGTGATCCCCCGCCAAAAGACCAGCCACACGGCGCAGTGGCTTGCTGAGGGCGACTCCCTCACGGAATCGGGAATGACGTTCGACCAACTGACGTTGAAGCCGCGCCATGTGGGTGCGCTCACCGAGCTGTCGCGCCAACTGATCCAGCAGGCCAGCCCGCAGATCGAGCAGCTTGTCCGTGATGACATGTCGGCCGTCATTGCCGAGGCGTTCGACGCCGCCATGATCAACGGCGACGGCGTGAAGGAGCCGCTTGGTTTGCTCAACACCGTAGGCATTCAAACCGCCAACCTGGCCACCTTGTCCTGGGACGCCGTGCAGGCCATGCTGCTGAAGCTGGGCATCAAGAACGTGTCGCCCACGGCCTGGCTGACTTCGCCCGGCGCCGCCATGAAGCTGGCAACCACGCTCAAAAGCACCACGGCAGGCGCTGGCTACCTGCTGGAAGGCGGCACCCTGGCCGGCCTGCCCGTCGCAGTGACGAACCAAGTCCCCGGCAAGGGCACCAGCCCGGTGAAGGGCCAGATCGTGCTGGGCGACTTCTCCGAGATGTTTGTGGGCGTGTGGGACAGCGTGCAGATCCTCGTGAACCCGTACGCCGAAGGCCCGTACAAGCGAGGCGGCGTCATGGTGCGCGCCCTGATGACCGCCGACGTTGCCGTGCGCCGGCCCGAGGCGTTCGTTGTTGCATCCGACGTGGCCCTGTAAGGAGCTGGCCATGCTGGAAGTCCGTTCCACCCACGGCCTGGCCAGCAATGGCCGCACCCTGTCCGGGCATGCCGCCGTGTTCAACAGCGAGGCCAATCTAGGCCAGTTCTCCGAGGTGATCCGCCAGGGCGCGTTCCGGGACACCCTGGAGAGCGGCGCCAACGTCCGGGCGCTGTACCACCACGACGGTTCTGCCTTGCTGGGCACCACCCGAGGCGGCACGCTCAAACTGCGCGAGGACGCCAAGGGCCTGGCCTTCGAGCTGGCCCTGCCCGACACCACCCACGGGCGCGACCTGGCGATCCTGGTGGACCGTGGCGACGTGGCCGGGTGTTCCTTCGGGTTCCGCGTGAAGGAAGGCGGCGACCGCTGGGAGTACCGAGGCTCAACCCTCGTTCGTGAGCTGCTGGCCGTGGACCTGGTGGAAGTGACGCTGACCAGTGACCCGGCCTACGCGGACACCACCGTGGCCCTGCGCAGCATGAAGGAGGCCGCCGATTCGCTGGGCATGGATGCGTTCCTGCGCGACCCGATCATGACGGGCGAGTACCGCCAGCGCCCCGGCGTGAACTTCCTGTGGCTGGAGCTGTGCCGATGATGCGCCGCATCCTGTCGGCCATCGGCCTGGAGCGCCGCACCTGGTCTAACACCGGCATGAACGGCTGGCCCGAGCTGCCCGGCCCGTCCGTGGTGACGCCTGCCACCGCGCAAGGCGTGAGCGCTGTGTATGCCTGCGTGCAAGCAGTGTCCGAGACCGTGGCCAGCCTGCCGCTGGTATTGCATCGGCGCATGGATGGCGACCGGGAAAGGGCCACCGACCATCCGCTGTACCGGGTACTTCACGACCAGTTCAATCCCGAGCTGACCGCCCTGGAAGGCCGGGAATACCTGATGGCCTGCGTTCTGTTGAAGGGCAACGGCTATGCCCGCGTGGTGCGCGGCTGGGACGGCCAGGTCCGGGAGCTGCACCCCATCGCACCGGACACCGTGCAGGTGCGCCGCACCCCGGCCGGCCTGGTGTACGAATACAGCGACGGCACCGGGACATTGCAGCGACTACTCGCCCATGAAGTCCTGCACCTGCGCCACCGCCTGGCAGACGACGGGATCATGGGCGTGTCGCCCATCACCGCAGCGCGCGGCGTGATCGAGCTGGCCCTGAGCGAGCAGGACCACGGACGCAACACGTTCAACAACGGCGCCAAGCTGCTGGGCATCCTGAAGTTCCCCGGCAAGCTCAAGCCCGAGCAGCGCGTGGCCATCCGCGATAGCTGGGCCAGCCAGCACGCCGGCAGCGCCAACGCCGGGCGCACTGCGGTTCTTGAAGAAGGCGTGGACTACCAAGCCATATCCATGAGCCTGGAGGATGCGCAGTGGATTGCCGCGCGCCAGTTCAGCGTGGAGGAAGTGTGCAGATTGTTCCGCGTGCCCCCCACGATGGTGGGAGACCTGAGGCACGGCAACTACTCCAACAGCGTGGAGCTGGCGCGCCAGTTCGTGACCCTGAGCCTGCGCCGCCACCTGGTGGCCATCGAGCAGGCGATCCACAAGCAACTGCTGACCGAGGCCGGACGCCGGACCTACTTCTGTGAGCATGTGGTGGAGGGCATCCTGAGAGGCGACAGCGCCAACCGGGCAGCGTTCTACAGCAGCGGCATTACAGCCGGCTGGATGCTCCCGAGCGAGGCCCGCAAGCTGGAGAACCTGCCGGTGATCGAGGGGATCGACAACCAGCCGCGCCAGGACACGGCCACCCCCGCACCGCTGCCCTACCCGAGCAAGGAGGCCGCAGCATGAAGCGCCCGATCCTGACGCTGCCGAAGCGCTCCAAGGCCACCGGACGCGACAGCGACCCCCGCCGCACCCTACCCCTACAGGGCGCCGCCTGGCAGCGCCTGCGCGCGTCTGTGCTGGCCGAGGAACCCCTGTGCAGGCATTGCCATGCGCGTGGCCTGCTGACCGAGGCCACCGACGTGGACCACCGGGACGGCAACCCCGGCAACAACGAGCAGGACAACCTGCAACCCCTGTGCCACTCGTGCCACTCCATCAAGACCGCACGCGACCACGGCAAGCAGGTTTCCATGGGCCACGACAGCGACGGCCTGCCGCTGGACCCGAGCCACCCGTGGGCGAAGGTGTGCCGACTGTTGCAGCCGCGCGAGCCAGAAATCGCGGGAGAGTTTGCGCCGCAGACCGCCCTGTCCCCCGAGCTTTAACCGGTACTGCTTAAAAAATAGGCAACTATGACCAAAGCCCGCCGCCCCAACTCCAATACCGCCGCCTACGCCGCCACGGCGCACCAAAACGCCGCACAAGGCGCTATCGAGCCGCCCGCCTATGTGACCCTGCCGGGCGAGTGCCGGCCCTTCTGGCAGGCCATCGTGACCAGCCGGGCGCGCGATACCTGGACAGATTCGGACCTGGTGACCGCCGCCAACATGGCCCGCGTGCAACTGGCGTTGCAAACGGCCGACGTGGGCAGCGATGACCATGCAAAGCTGACCCGCCTGGCCCTGGCCTTGAGCCGCAGCCTGTCGGTGCATACGACTGCCACCGCAGGCCGCGCCGCTGACCTGGTGGGCGCGTCAACGGCAGAGCGCCAGGCACGCCAGGACGATGGCGACGAGCTGATCCCCCGGCTGAGGGCGGTATGAGCTGCTGTCTACTCCAGTTCGGCAGGCCACCTTTTCAGGCCCTTCAGCATCCCGTCATTGCGCACGCGATAGACCTTCAGGATGCCGCCCACGTTGCGCAGCACCACGTAAGTTTTCCCATCAACGACGCGCACGTCGGAATCTTTCGAGGGTTGCAAGGGTTGACCAATGCCAGAGCCGGCAGCGCGAAAGTGAGCCGCAAAAGCACGCCTGAGCAAATCCTGTTCGTCCATATCAGTTCCTTAAACTATGTTGCACAAACAGAGTTTAAGGTAATTCCCGAGGCGGCGCAATGACCCGCGCCGCCCGCGTGATCGAGTTCATGGAACGCTTTTGTGTCGTTCCCGAGGGCGCGCACGTGGGCAAACCCCTGGTGCTGGCTGAGTTCCAAAAGGACTTCATCCGCCAGGTGTACGACAACCCCCACGGCACGCGCCGCGCCGTCCTGAGCATCGCCCGCAAGAATGGGAAATCCGGCCTGATCGCCGGCCTGCTGCTGGCCCACCTGGTCGGACCCGAGGCCAAGCAAAACAGCCAGATCGTGAGCGGCGCAATGAGCCGGGAGCAGGCATCCCTGGTGTTCAACCTGGCGTGCAAGATGGTGCAGCAGTCCCCCCGCCTGGCGCCCCTGGTGCGGATCGTGCCGAGCGGGAAAAGGCTGATCGGCCTACCCATGAACGTGGAGTTCCGCGCCCTGGCCGCTGACGGCAAGACGGCGCACGGCCTATCGCCTGTGCTGGCCATCCTGGACGAAATCGGCCAGGTGCGAGGCCCGCAGAGCGACTTCATCGACGCCATCACCACCAGCCAGGGCGCCCATGAAACCCCCCTGCTGATCGCCATATCCACGGCAGCCGCGTCCGACGCTGACCTGTTCTCGACCTGGATTGACGATGCCCGCGCATCCGCTGATCCGCGCATCGTGTGCCACGTGTTCGAGGCGCCGGCCGGCTGCGAGCTGATGGATGAATCGGCCTGGCAGGCAGCAAACCCGGCCCTACGGCTTTTTCGTAGTGCCGACGACCTGCGCGAGCAACTGGCGCAGGCGCAGCGCATGCCGAGCATGGAAAACAGCGCTCGAAATCTACTGCTGAACCAGCGTGTGAGCACTGACGCCCCCTTCATATCGCCGGACGTGTGGAAGGCGTGCAGCACCAAAGCAGATTTGCTTTCGTGTGACGGCCCGGTGTTCGCCGGCCTCGACCTGAGCGGCCGCGTTGACCTGACAGCCCTGGTTCTGATCGGCCAGGACGACGCTGGCGTGTGGCACGTCCAACCCCACTTCTGGACGCCTGAGCAGGGCTTGCACGACCGCGCCCGCCGTGACCGTGCCCCCTATGACGTGTGGCACCGGCAGGGCTTCTTACGCACCACCCCCGGCGCCACCGTGGACTATTCCCACGTCGCAGCCGACATGCTCGAAATCCTGGACGGCCTGGACGTGCGCGCTATCGCCTTCGACCGCTGGCGGATCAACGAGCTGCGCCGTGAGCTGGACCGCCTGGGCGCCGACCTGCCGCTGATCGAGCATGGCCAGGGCTTCAAGGACATGGCCCCCGCCCTGGACGCGCTGGAAGCCGAGCTGCTGAACGGGCGCATTGCCCACGGCATGCACCCCGTCCTGACCATGTGCGCGGCGAACGCAACGACCGTGCGCGACCCGGCCGGAAACAGAAAACTGGACAAGTCCCATTCTTCGGGGCGGATCGACGGATTGCAGGCCCTGGCCATGGCCATGGGTGCGGCAAGCAAGGCAGAGCAGGCCCTACAGCACGACAGCGAGGGCTTCATGTTCGTCTAACAACCCCTGGCCGGGAGGGAGCCGCAAGGCATAAGCCCGGACGCGGATAAGTCGGTGAGTGCCGCGATTCAGCAAAACCCCGACAGCCGGCAGCCCTGAACCTGGGGCGTGGTCGGCGGCCCGTCAGAGCCGCGCCTGGAAAACGCAATCTGACCGCCTGCGCGGCCTGTTGACAGGGGGCCGGTGGCAGGCACCTACAACGAAGGGAAAGACATGATCGACCTGAACGACGCCAAAGCCCATTTGCGCGTGGACAACAACGCCGAGGACGCGCTGATCCAGCACCTGGTGGCCGCAGCCGAAACCGCCGTGCTGGACTACCTGGGCACCGAGACACTGCCCACGGCCGCGCCCGTGCATGCCGCCTGCCTCATGCTGGTGGGCAGCTTGTACGAGAACCGGGAGACCCTGAGCGACCGACCGCTACATGAGAACCGCCTGTTCGACCGCCTGCTGAACCCCTATCGGGTAATGGTGGTGTGATGCAGGCCGGGCGACTTCACGAACAGATCGAGCTGCAAAAGTTCGTCAGCACCACGGACGGCTGGGGCCAGCCTGTCCAAAGTTGGACACCCTTGGCCACCGTCTGGGCGGCAGTGGAACCCCTGGCAGGCCGGGAGTTCATCGCAGCGCAGGCAGCGCAGTCCGAGGTGACGGCCCGCGTTCGCATCCGCTGGCGTGGTGACGTGGACAGCCAGGTGCGCGTGGTGCATCGCGGCAAGACCTACAACGTGCAGAGCGTCATAGACCCGCGCAGCGAGCGCAAGGAGCTGATCCTGATGGTGAAGGGATAGGCCAGTTATGGGGGTTTTGGGGCCTGCGCCTGGCCCTTACGGGAAATTCCTGACCCACAACGGCAAAGAAAAAGCCCCCCTGATCGCTCAGAGGGGCTTGTCTTTTGTGGGCTTTTATGTGGGACTTTTCCCAAAATCAACGCTAAGTTGTTGATTTATAAAGGCCACTGGCGGAGAGGGTGGGATTCGAACCCACGGTACGCTTGCACGTACGCCTGATTTCGAGTCAGGTACATTCGACCACTCTGCCACCTCTCCTGTGTGTCGAAGCCGGCGATTGTAGCAGCAGTTTTTGCCTCAATGAGGGTGGGCCGGGCCGCGCGCACCCCAGTCGGCCTGCCGCTCGCGCACGTACTGGTCGCGCGCCTTGACGGCCAGGTCGGGGTAGTTGGAGAACATGCCGTCCATGCCCAGCTCCAGGTAGCGCCGGTACTCCGCGGCAGCGGCGCCGGCTTCGGGCTGCGCGAAGGTCCAGCCATGCACCTTCAGGCCGACGGCGTGGGCCTGGTCGATGTACGCCTTGGTGATCGGATAGGCGCTGGCGTTGATGACCACCCCCACACCTTGGGCGAACGAAGCCACGTCCTTGAAGGTCAGCAGCACCGGCTGCGCTGCCTGGCCGATCACGCCCAGGCGAGCCACACCGTCCGCGCCCATGACGGCGGCGCCCAGCAGGATCTGCGGCAGGGGATTGCCCTGGGCCTGCGCCTTGACGTGCATGCTCCGTAGCGTCTGGTCGCTGAAGGACTGGATGAACACCCTGCTGCGGGCGCTGTAGCCGCCCTGCACCAGGGCTTTCAGGATGGCATCTTCCATCGCCGGGTCGGCCTGCTTGGCTTCCGGGTAGATGCCCACCTCGCGGCCCACCAAAGACCGCGACGACTGGGCCAGGCGGATCACCTCATCGAAGGTGGGCACGCTCCAGGGGGTTGCCGAGCCGGGGGCAAAGCCCGGGTAGCTGGCCTTGCCGGTGCCAGTCGGCTTCACGGCAAGGGTCTTGATCTCCGCCAGCGTGAAGTCGGCCACCTTGTAGCCGCCGCTGCGCGGGGGGAACAGCGCCGCCACGTTGGTGGTGCGCTCCAGCGTCTCGTCGTGCATGGCCACCAGTGCTCCGTCGCGGGTCAGCTGCAAGTCGGGCTCGATGTAGTCCGCCCCCAGGCGCATGGCCAGCTCGTAGCCGCCCAGCGTGTGCTCGGGCAGGTAACCGCTGGCGCCCCGGTGGGCGATGACGATCGGGCGGCTCTGGTCCGGCTCCAGGTCGTCACCCCCACCGCCGCATGCCGCCAGGGTGGCGCCGGCCAGCAGCGCAAACACAGCGCGTCGCTTCAT